AATTCGGACATTTAGGACGACCCCCGGCCATGTCCGTTTTGCCCCTATTTAGGCAGTCATTTTAGTCAAAGAAAAAATATTTTTGGAAATGTCCGATTTGATAGCATTTCTAATTTGACTTTTTGAGATTTTCGTGCAAAAATAAGACTATAAGAAAGGTTGAGAAAGTCTCAATACTAGAAAGTAGGAAAAAATGGATAACATCAAAATCCAAGAAGTCTGGGATATGACCCCAGAGCAAACAAAAGCAGATTATGCGCTAATAGATGCGCTAATCGCAAAAGGTAACTATAAGAAAGTAGGAAAATAAATGAGTTACATCAATGATGAATTTAGATTTATGGATTACGATTTGCCATACGAGCGAAAGACTCGCGGGTATCAAGGTGATTTGCTACCTGATTGGAAAAAGAAAGAAATTCGTGAGGGTATTGCTAGAGCAAAAGCAAAACTTTCTGCTATGACTCCAGAAGAGTTAGAAGCATTCAATAAGAGAATAGGACTCTAATATGAGCAATATGAAAACTATCTATATCGATTTAGTAGAGCGATATCCTCTACCATTACACAAGTATATGGAGGGTATTCCTGAATCACTACAGGAAGATGCGCTAGAACTATGGAAACAAAACCATAGTGCTGTTTGTGAGTGTTATATCTAAACACTCACGATCTTGTGATCACAATACCCTATGCATAGTGTGCTCACTAATTTTTTTGTTTTATTTTTTTATAATCACGTATCATACATCTTTAGAAAATATTCAGATTTTTACAAAATGAAAAATTTTTCAGATTTTGCAGGGTATAATAGAACTATGCTCTGCCAACACATATACGAAGAAACTGAAGACTATATTTGTAGACATTGCGACCAGCCAACCCATAAAACAAAATGGCTTGCTTGGAGACAAGAGCATAAGAAACATCAAAAGGCTATGAACGTATATAGCAGAGAATATGAAAATCCTACAGTTTGGTGGTCAATTTAAATGGGTATATTAGATAACTTTGAAGCATGGGTAGATTTAGATAGTTTGGCAACAAAAGTTTTTAAAGAAGAGGTTTGCGATAATTGCGGGTGTAAAAGTGAGTCCAATAGCACAGATCTATTATCTCCTAAAGACCCTAGATAACCTTGAAATAAAAATTTCAGAATTGCAGATAGCCAAACAAATCGAAGACGATGCATATGGCAATCTATGGTATGAAGAGAAAATTGACGAGGCACAAAAGAAACTAAGTCGAACCAAACACCTACTAATAGAATTGGTTAAAGAACTATAATGACTCCAGAAAAAGCATTCAATATACTAAAAAATGAAACTTTGTTATTTTGCGATAATATGCTAGAACTTAACAAAGATAATGATCAGGTTATTATTGATAAAAGAATATTTAAGAATTTTAGATGGTTTGTAACCTTACAAGAATTATCCACTGACGATTCGCTTGGTAGCACTAGCAGCGATTCTAGGTAGTTTTTTATAGTTTGTTTTTAATTCTTCTTCAATTTCGGACGGGGAGAGACCTCTCTTTTTGGCATTTGCAATAATCTGTTTTTCAAACTCTTCTATTATTATTGCCATAATAACCTTTGGATCGGTAATCATTAATATCGTGGAAAGTTCTTTTTAGATCCTATTAGTAGTATATCTTGGTATTTCTTTATGTAGTCATTGCAGATTGCATCCATTTGGTCCCGAAATTCTTCAGTGATCTTTTCTGGATTTGGTGTTTCATAATTCTTTAATGCAGATGCTTGGAATAGAATGATGTCATAGAAGTCGCCTTCTTTAAAATCATAATCTGGTCTCCAATGTGGTTGATGAGTTCCCGTGAAAAATACTGCTCTGTTTCTCTTCATAGGTATTTTTTCATCCAACACATAGAAATCCCAATCAATGTTTGCCTCAAGTTGTACATTGCAATAATACCCAGTAAAGATTTCTGATCTATCACAATGTGGCAATAATGATGGCGGGTGCTCGCTTTCTAGTGAATACCTTGCCCAAAGTCCACCTGATGGTGAAGAAGGCTCTTCAATCAATCTAGTTACATTTTTTTCAAATTTGTTTTTTGCTACCTGTGGAATTTCTTTTCCATTCATCATAGCAATAAATCCATTAGATGGGTTCTTGTTAAACTCTTGCCACTTATCTCCGCTTTCAGCAATACCTTTATCCATTTTTTCGTTAACCATTGCATAAATAATTTCAATTTCTTCTTCAGTAAAGAAATCATCAATGATCACTGGGCCTATAATTTTGGACATATTACCACTTCCCTATTGGACAACTGTTTCTTTCGTAATCCACCTTTAATATCATACCACATCCACACTTTTTACATGTCATGGTGTTCTTGCGAAGCGCAGGACAGTCCATGCAAATTTTTAAACGGGATTTACCAAGTTCTGTTTTAGGTTCTTCTACCACTCTACTTCATCCTTATATGTAACACTATATTCGCCACCGTATACTTCCGCATATGACATGATATCTTTATTATATCTTATACAGGTTGTTTTATCTATCAGGCCTGTTTGATATTTATATCCACGGGTAAGTTCCTCAAAAGCAAACTTCCAGGGACCTTCTTTTAGCAATGCACTATTCATGCCATTCATATACTTTTCTTTTCCAAGTCGTCTAGAAACAAAACCTTGCTTACCCTCCATATAATCCATATGTTTTTCCACAGAATTGTGGATATCATTGTTCATAACAAATTGTGTTTGTGGACAATCCATCAATATTGACCAATGTTGCATGTTTTCGCTATAATCGACTTTGTTTTTGTAAGTCGAATCTGCGTATGCCATGCGTAGGTTGTCATCAAGGGATGTTTGAGGCTCTATTGCGAACGCGAGAAGAAAACACGTTGCGAATGGAAACTTTTGATTGTATTGCTTGACCTTGTAATGCGTATTTGGATTAAACGATTCGACTGAAATATTGTCTTCCATAAGTCGCATGTGATTTCCGATTGATACATAGTCTGGAGAGTTCATATCGCAGTCAACGAATAGACAGTCCTTTGGATCTATACCGTCAGCGAGAAGTAAAAGATTTTTATCGTATGTACCAACCACTGACGAGCCATTATATTTCCACAATAACTTTGCCGACATAAAGCCATCAACATCTGGCGAGACTATTAACTTTTTAGAGTACGCAATGGTATCCAGAATTTCTTTTTGCAAAACACTCCTAAAAATGTGTTAGAATAAAACTACTATGTCAGTCCAAGATTGGTTAGGCCTAACTCTTACAGCGCTATCAATTGTAGCACTTATCACTGGAGGAATCAAGTGGCTTGTAAAACATTATCTTTCTGAACTCCGCCCAAATTCTGGATCAAGTTTAAAAGATCAGGTCAATAGACTTGAGGAACGTGTTAATTCTATTTACGATCATTTGCTAAATAAGTAATCTATATATATAATATATATTTATATAGAGTATATTATATATAATAACTATAATATATATCTTTTATATAATATATATATTTATTGTAGCAGAGTTTTTTAGGTTTGTCAAGTTTCCTATCCCTGGCTAGAAAAATTGATTATTGTGTTATAATTTTAGTATGTGCGGAACATCATCAATTAATCAAGTTGGCGCAGATCCAATCAATATTAAATGGAAGGTCGTCAGAGGCGATACTGCCACCCTAAGAGTAGATTTTTTAGAAGATGACGAAGCAACAGCAATAGACATAGATGATTGGACATTTTCATCTACTTGCTATGATGGATCTGGAGATATTCTTGATGAATTAACAGTTACAGCGTATACTGGCTATGTTGTTATAACTGCGTCCCCATCAGTTACTGAAAATTGGGGGAGTGGATATAGAAATATTGTTGCAGATTTACCTTTTGACTTACAAATAGATACTGGTGATGATGTAATTTGGACACCAATTATTGGAACAATTACTGTTCAAGGGGATGTTTCTCCAGGATTATGATAATTAAAATAACATCTCCAGAAGTTACACCAGCAAAAGTTATAAAGATTAATGATAAAGTCTTTATAATTAAAACTGGTGAATGATGAGCGTTAGCCGTAAAGCAGAAATTCCTGGCAGACCAAATTTAAAAAATTCTTATGCTGAAGCAGTTATGGAGTCTGTTTCAAAAGGCATACAAGGCGATATGGGGCCTCAAGGTCCTCAAGGGCCACAGGGACCTCAAGGACCAAAAGGAGATGCTGGAGATAGAGGTCCAAAAGGCGAAAAAGGAGATCCTGGAAGAGTTGGTCCACAAGGTCCAAAAGGTGAAAAGGGAGATCGTGGACCAAAAGGTGATTCTGGACAAAACGCCACTCCATTATCTGGACAAATGCCAGGGTGGGCACATTATGAAAATTTAAATCAAACACCACTACCATTAGGATTATCTAGAGGTAAGGATGGTTGGGTAAGCATGATAATTGATGCAGAAGGAAAAAATACATCTAATGAGTTTTTACCAGAAATGACTGCACAGTTATGGAATCCAAATACACAACGATTTAATTTTAAGGGTTTGTCTATTGGGGCGTATGTTCAAATAACTTATAATTTTGAATTAACTACATACATGAATAATACCGAACTATGGGTAAAAACAACCTTTCCATTATCAAACATGTCATTTTCACAGTTTGTAGCAAATCTTAAATATCAATATACATACGATTTTTCTGTAATGCAAACAATTTTTATCGCTAATAATAAAATGAAAACAGAGGGGGCCATACCAGAAATCAGAACTGACTATGATTCAGAGGTTAAAATAAAATCTATATCAGTTCACGTTTCTTAGTGGTATAATAAATCTATGGCATTTCCAGCAACCTATAATTTTGAGTATTATGCAGGCGATACTTATCAGTTTGTTATCCGTCCTAAAAATTCTGATGGTACAGCATTTGATCTAACTGGATATAGTGCCGACTTTACAATAGCAACAGCAAGAGGTTCAGGTGCAACACAATATGAGGCTGATGTTACTGTTAATACTTCAACAGATATTTTAACTTGCACAATATCGTCAACATTGGGAGAAACTATTCCAGCAGATGCCACATATGTTTATGATGTTCAAATCAACAATGCCTCAAGTATTGTTCATACTTTATTGACTGGAACAATAACAGTAACTGAACAAGTTACAGGTGCATAATGCCAGAAGTTTTAGTTAGCAACGATGATATTACAGTCCTTGGTCCACCAGAAGTCATTGAAATATTGACAGATTTTGGTGCCACTGGACAAAGAGGCAGCCAAGTGTTTGTTGGTTTAGGAAATCCAAATTCAGTTTCAATAGGACAAACTCCAGAACTAAATGATTTATATATCAATACATCTCCAGGTTCTAATTATGGTTATATGTATCAATATATGGTTCAACCAGGCGGGGAGACTTGGGTAGAAGTATTAAAAATATCACCAACAATTTATTCAAGCATTAATGAAACAACTTACGTAAGTGGAGATGTTTCAATTAGCATTCCTATTATAAATATAACATCAGAAACAGGTTTATCGGCAGATAATTTTTGCATTAGATATAGTACAGTTCATACAAACCCAGTAGCCACTTCTATGGAGATCCCTGCTCTTGTTGGAGATGAAGATACATTAGTTATTAATTTACATTCTGCAGAATTTAATGGTACAACGTGGTCTGCTCTTTCTGGAACCGTTACAACCCATTTATTTATATCAATTGTGGTATAATTCAAAGTGGGTGATAATTAAAAATGGCTGATTCTATTGGTAGTGTGTACCCTGCCTCAATACCAGATTATGAAGATTCTGCAGATATAAAGGCTGCGTTACGTTTATATCATTATGGAAGTGAAACAGCACCAGTTTCAGAGGCTGGAGTAGCAGCAGAATCTGTTGCAGGATATTTAATAGATTTACAAGATCAAATAGATGTTTTAGATTCTCAAACAGCCATTGAGCCAACCATTGTAGATGCTAAAGGCGACCTGATTGTTGGAAGCGCATCCGATACAGTAGATAACCTTGCGGTAGGAACAAATAATCAGATTTTAATTGCAGATTCAGCAGCAACACTCGGAGTAAAATGGGGAGATGCAACAAGTGTTGTTTCCCTTGGATCGACCTCTGCTGCAGGAAAATTACAATTAACAGATTCAACATCAAGTACTTCAACAACAACAGCAGCAACTCCAAATTCTGTTAAGGCAGCATATGATTTAGCAAATGGCGCAGTTCAAACATCTAGTGTCAATGCAAATCTTATAACTTTTTTTGCAACTCCATCATCTGCAAATTTAGCAAGTGCAGTAAGCGATGAAACTGGTTCAGGTGCTTTAGTTTTTGGAACATCTCCATCAATTACAACTGCAACAATGACAAGACCAGTTTTTATTTCACCACAAGAAAGATTTAATATTTCTGCAACAGCAGCAACTAGCACAATAAATTTTAATGCTTTAACATCAGCAGTATTATATTATACTTCAAATGCAAGTGGTAATTTTGTTATCAATTTAAGAGGCGATGGAAGCACAACTTTAAATTCACTCATGACTACTGGAGATGCTATGACGGTTGTATTTTTAAATACAAACGGAGGAACGGCATATTACAATACCTCAGTTCAGATTGATGGAACAACAAGCGGAGTAACTACAAAGTGGCAGGGAGGAACAGCACCTTCGTCTGGAAATACTAGTTCAATTGACTCTTATTCGTATACAGTTATTAAAACAGCGAATGCGACATTTACAGTTCTAGCCTCACAGACAAAGTTTGCTTAAAAACTAATGCCAATTCTTTCATCTTTAGCAGCAGCATCAGCCAAGGCTTATGGAATGATGGCTAATGCATTAAGAATTATTAGTGATAGTTTTAATAGATCAAACGGATCTTTAGGTTCAACAGAAACTGGAGAGCCATGGCAATTAACAAGAGGAACATGGTCAATTTCTTCTAATGCAGCATCATCTACTGATTCTGGTGATTCATATCCAATGGCAACTGTTAACACAAATAAAACAGATATAACTGCATCAGTTAAAACAACAGATAATGGATTAGGAATTGCTTTTTGGGTAACTGATGCAAATTCATGGTGGGCATCAACAACTTATGCAAGTTCTTCAACATCTTGTGATACCTGTTATCAAACTTGCTATCAAACTTGTTATCAGACTTGTTATCAAACTTGTTATTCTTGTGATTACGGTCTTGTTTCTGGTTCAACATGCGTAGATCCTGAGACACTACAGCCTATTGGTCCAGCAACACCATATAACTGTAATCCATATAATTGTAATCCTTATAACTGCAATCCTTATTCTTGTAATCCATATTCTTGTAATTGTGTTACAAGTTATTCTTATAATTTAAGAATTATAAAGTCAGACCTTGGAACAGTAACAACTCCAACCTCTGACATATCATTGCCATCATCTCCTGCAGCAATGTATGTATCAACATCTAACAATACAATAACTGCAAAAGCGTATTCTGACACATCTATGACAACACAAATTGGTTCTACAATGTCATATACTCCTACAAGCCCAACTAAAGGAACAAGGATCGGAATATTTAAAAGTCCTGTTGCATATAATCAAGGAACAACCCTTGATGATTTTTCAGCAACAGTATAATAGTGTATAATGATAAAGGAGGAATAATGTCAGAAATAAATCCAGAAACACAAGAAGTTTTAAATGCTTTGCCTTTGCCACCAGTGCACATAGCATTGGTTATTGAAGATGAAGTTGTAGATATCATTCATGCAAACGATAGGCTTGGATCAATATTTTTAAGTAATCCTACTATTGTAGATATCAGCGATAATCTAGATAATGTTAAAGTTGGATATATTTATAATTCTGCTACAGAACAATTTTCAGAACCATCTTAGGATAACTGATGTCTAATAAAAGTAGATGGCAAATTTGGAAAGAGTCACAGGCTCAAGTTAAGCCATGGGACATTTTTAATCCAGAAAATAACGTTGGCAAGTCAACTCAAGAACAAAGATATTTGATATGCCTATCTTGTCCAGAATTAATTCAAGCAACAAAAACATGCAAACTTTGTGGATGTTTTATGAATCAAAAAACAAAGTTGAAGATGGCTTCGTGTCCAATAGGAAAGTGGGATTCTGCAAATGAATAAAAGTTTTTATTGTGATGGAAAATCACGAGTATATGAAAACTTTTTAACAGAAGAAGAATGCGTAGAACTTTATAATTTTATGCATAACTTTGAATATGATAAATTACAAGAATATAAAATAGCAAGATATTTTAATAAAAGACAAATAAGCAGAACACAAATGAAAGAACAACCTGGATTTGAAAATATTATGGATACAATTCAGCCAACGTTAAATAAAATAAATGATAGGTTAAAAAGTATATTAAATGAAGACGATCATGAAACTGATTGGAATATTGGTGAATATATTTTGATGAGAGTTTTTAAAGATGGAATACCTAACGATCATCCAGGAAATAAAAATGAAGGAATGTTTTTACATGTAGATAATCATGACTGGATGGAAGGTAAAGTTTTTTGGGGTGTTGTTGTTTATTTAAATGATGATTATGAGGGCGGAGAACTTTATTATCCAGAATATAATCATGAATATAAGCCTAAACGCAAAGATTTAATAATGCATGTAGGAGACATTATTCATGGAGTAAAAGAAGTAACAAGTGGAACTAGATATGCTGCTACTGTTTTAGTTAGAGTTAAAGGTAAATATAATGAAAAACCATTGCCAGTAAAAGAATATGATTCAGATGGAAGATATTTTTATCCACCAGGATATTGGGGTAAAAGAATGCCAGATGATCCAATTCAGGGAGATATAAAGATTCCTAGATCAGATGGAACTTTTGCAGAATATAATGATAGTCCAACTTTATATATTCCAAAGGCTTAGTATCTTTCCATCCACTCTTTAGTTTTCCAAGTAATGCCTTTCCAAGCAGACCAGTCTTTGCCACCATCACTCATATGATAAGCAATCTCTGCATTCTTAACTGGGTTAAATAAGTCTTCATTAGACTTTAAGTTAAACTTTTCCCTTCTTACTTCTCCCATTTCGCCAAGCATATTGATTTGAAATAGTCCATAAGAGTTATCTCCAGTTTTTCTATTTCCATTAAAAGAGTTTGGGGTACCCATTGACTCTTTCATAACAGTTGCCCAAGCAACCTTTAATGAATATCCTTCAAATCCTACATGCTTTAATATTTTAATTAGTTCATCTTTTTCAAGAGGGGTTCCATATTTATATTTTTTCTTAATTTCATTATTTTCCTCCTTAGAAACCGAAAAAACCGCTTTCGCGGTCAGATCTGCGTCATAGACGGAATTATAACTTAAATTATTTTCAGCATTAGCAGCGGAATTAGCATAAAACGCTATCGCTGCCACTCCTGAGAGTACGCCAATCATTGCCGACTTATTCATGATCGTTTCCTCCTTAGAAAACAAAACACCATCTTTTAATGGTGTTACTCACCAGTATATCAGAAAGTTTATTTTTTTGTCAAATTTTAACGATTTTCCGTAATTGTGTTATAATAATTTTATGGCATCAGGATCAACACCATTAAATAATATACCATATCCTATTAATTCTGACCCAGTAAATGTTCAAGGGGATATGCAGGAAATGGCTGAAAGAATTGATGATGTTTTAGATGAATTTAATACTATTTTAGATGCACAAGATGCAGAAATTGCAACAATACCAACGTTAATTGCTGAAGCAGGAGTAGAAGAATTGCTTGCTGGTGGACTAACTTGGGGACAAATTAAGACTGGCGAATCTCCAACTTCTTAATATGTTATAATTTTACTATGGCAACATTCAGAGGTTCTGGTCAATCATCTTATGATATTGGAGATGCCCCACCACTTGTTAAGTGGACCATTGTAAAAGGTGATACAGCAGCATTTAAGGTATATGTAACAGATGATGCCAAAGTTCCTCTCGTTATAGGAGAATGGGACATTAGTGCTGAGTTTAGAAGACCAGATATAGCAGATAATTTTGATCAAGATACCGCTGGAACAGTTTTTACATTAACCCCTGCCCCAGATGGAGATGACGGGGACGGAGAGTTTACAGTTAAACTAACATCTAATCAGTCTAATCAACTAAGAACTGGAGATGTTTTTGATATAGAATTATCTAATCCAGATACAGTTTGGACAGTTGCTCGTGGAAAAATGATAGTTCTAGAAGATGTAACAGACTAATGGCTTCTGTAACAATTTTAAATAAACCCACAGTTATTCTTGGAAACCTTGAAAGAAATAATTTTCCTAAAATTTCAATTAAAGAAAAAGATAACAAAAATATAACAATAAATGAATTTCTTGCTTTTAGAGTTAAAATTATTGACAAAGATATAGTTTCTTTTGGTGTTAACAATGTTCCTGGAGTAGGTTTGCAAATAATTGGCATTAGTAATTATATTTTATAAAATAATTATGTTATAATTTAGGCATGTCCCGACTATCAATTTCAACAGTAAAAACCAAGTTTCAAACTGGAGATCGTCCAAGTCAGCAGGACTATGAAGACTTAATAGATTCTGCAGCGGCAAATTCAACAGACCTTGGAACGTTTGGTAATAATGAGAATTCAATATCAGGCATTGAAAGTGCAACTGTTATTGATAATTTTGATGCTACCGCTTGGCGTTTGGTAAAGTATATGATTTCTATTGCCAAAACATCAGCGGGAGACAATAAATATTATGCTACTCAATTAGATATTTTAATTGATGGTACAGATATTAATGTAAATGAATATGGGACTATAGACAATGATGGGAATATTGGCACCATTAGCGTCTCTAAAGTAGGGTCAACAGTAAATATAACTGTTACCCCAATTGCAGGAATAACGCCAGTCACTGTACGATTTGCTCGTATGGGACTTAAGGCTTAATCCAAAAGGAGATAAACATGGCAACAGTAAATAAAGACTTTAAGGTTAAAAATGGTCTTATTGTTGAAGGCACAACAGGTACCATCAATAATTATGATATTTTAACAAAAAGTTCAGCAGACCAAACATACATTGTTGGTCTTATTGGTGGTGCAGCAACAGATGCAGCAACACCAGATACAGTAGTACTTCGTGATGAAAATGCTGATTTTGCTGCAAATATGATTACAGCAGATCTTACAGGTGATGTAACAGGTACCGTATCTGATATTTCAAATCATGATACAGATGCCCTTACAGAAGGTTCTACAAATCTTTATTACACCGATACACGTGCTCGTGGAGCAGTTTCTGGAGGTACTGGATTAGACTATAACTCAGGTACTGGTGTATTTGATATTGATTCTACAGTAACTACAAATACTGGTACACAAACACTAGAAAACAAAACAATTTCTTATACAAATAACACAATTACAGTTCAGGTATCAAATGTTTCAGATCTCTCAGCCTCCGCTGCAGAATTAAACACACTTGATGGAATAACAGCATCTACTGCTGAACTCAACATTCTTGATGGCGTAACTGCAGACTACACTGAACTTAATATCCTTGATGGCGCAACGCTTTCAACAGCAGAACTTAATCTTCTTGATGGAGTTACTGCTACAACAACAGAGTTGAACTATGTTGATGGCGTTACAAGTTCTATTCAAACACAATTGGATGATAAGGCACCTCTTGCATCACCAGCCTTAACAGGAACTCCAACTGCACCTACTGCATCAGCAGGAGATAACAGTACACAAATTGCAACAACCGCATATGTTGAAACTGCTGTTGCAAATCTTGTTGATGGCGCTCCAGCACTTCTTGATACTCTTAACGAACTTGCTGCTGCAATTAATGATGATGCAAATTTTGCTACAACACTTAGTACATCAATTGGCGAAAAGGTGGCAAAGTCTGGCGACACAATGACTGGCGCACTTACTTTGCATGCAGATCCTTCAAGCAATCTACATGCAGCAACAAAGCAATATGTAGACGCAGCCCAATCAGCAGCAGAAAGTTATGCTGATGGACTTGCTGGTAACTATGAAACATCTGGCGCAGTTTCTACACACGCTGGTCTTACATCAACACATGGTGTAACTGGTGACATTGTTGGTACATCAGATTCACAAACACTAACCAATAAAACAATTGATGGAAGCAGCAATACACTTTCAAATATTGACAATGCTTCACTTACAAACGATTCAATCACTGTAAATGGATACTCAACAGCACTTGGTTCAAGCGTAACTCTTGATACAGATGATGTTTCAGAAGGTGCAACAAATCAATATTTCACAGAAAATCGTGCAAAAGATGCAGCAGGATATATTCTTGAAAATGCAACTCAAACAAATATATCTATAACATATGATGAGGGAACCCATTCACTTAGCATAACTGCAGAAAATGGTGTTGCTGATTCAACTACTGATGATCTTGATGAGGGATCAACAAATCTATACTTCACAGATGCACGTGCAGTAACTGCACTTGAAGCAGTAGTTCCAAACTTTACAGCAGTAGAGGTTAATAGTGTTGCTAAGCAAGTTGCTGCATCAGCAGCAGTTGCAACTGCAAGCACTGTTACTGCTACATCATGGGCAAAAGCAGACTATCGTACTGCTAAGTTCGTTGTAAAGTTTGAAACAGCAACACATAGCGAAGTTTCTGAAGTTCTTCTAACATTAGATGCAGCAGATAACGTAGCGATTACTGAATATGCTCTTGTTGGTACAAACGGAAACCTAGGTAACGTTTCTGCTGATGTTAGCGGTTCAGATGTAAGACTTCGTGTTACAACACTAAACAATAGTACAGATGTTATGGTGTATGGAACACTTCTAGTCTAAAAATTTAGGGGGTACTAATGGCAACAACAGAAAAAGATTTTAAAGTAAAAAATGGCCTTATCGTAACAAACGGTGGATCATTTGGTGGTGAGGTAACAGTTGCAACACCAACTGTAGGAACCTCTGCTGCTACTAAAGATTATGTTGATACCGCCGTTGGTACCCCCATAGTTCCAACTCAATCAAGTGCTCCAAGCACTCCAGCAGATGGACAGTTATATTTTGATACAGATAATAGACACTTATATATTTATTCTTCAGATGCTTCTGAATGGATTGCTTTAGCAACTTTTGAAGATACTGCAGATTTAAGACAACACATCCATGATACTTCAATTGATGGCAATGGACTTATTGTTAGCATATTCCAAGACGGTGGCTATTATGATAGTTTGTTTTCATCAGAACAAGATGCAGGATATTATGACATGAACAGTTGGGCAATGGAGTGGAACGGTGGCATTGCGATAGATAATTTTAACTAATTATCTGTTATAATAAACAAAGAATGTTTTCTGTAGGAGGAAAATAATATGGCAACAAGAATGCAACAAAGAAGAGGCACAGCAGCCCAATGGACTTCTGCAAATCCAATTTTAAATGCTGGTGAATTTGGTTGGGAGTCTGATACTAATAAGTTTAAAATTGGCGATGGAATTAATCACTGGGCAGACCTTGATTATTTCGTTGATTCATCTTCTACAGTAAACCCATCTTTTGGTTCTAGCATTACATTTGAAGGCTCAACTTCAGATGCTTACGAAACCACTCTTTCCGTTGTTGATCCTACAGCAGATCGCACTATTACACTTCCTAATGCCACAGGAACAGTTCTTCTTGCAGATGGTAGTGGCAATGTAACAATTTCAGGTAATTTAACAGTTTCAGGAAGTACTACTACAGTAAATCAAACAGAAGTTAATGTTACAAATGCGTTTGTTTTTGAAGGCGCTACTGCAGATGCCTATGAAACAACTCTCAGCATTATTGAACCCACAGCAGATAGAACAATTTATCTCAAAGATGATAGCGGAACGCTTGCATTTACATCAGATATAACTACAGCAGTTGGACTTTTAAATACTGATATTTCTAATATAAATTCTGCACTGGCAGGAAAGCAAGCAATAGTCAATAATGTTACAGATACAGAGATTGGCTATCTTGATGGTGTAACATCAGCAATTCAAACACAGTTAGATGCTAAACAAGGAACTGTTGCAGGTGTTTCAGATACTGAAATAGGCTATCTTAATGGAGTTACCTCATCAATTCAAACACAACTTGATTCAAAGCGCAGTAATTCTGAAGATGTTAATCTTGCTGCAACAAAAGTTATTGTCTTTGAAGGTACAACAGATGATGGATATGAGACAACAGTCACAGTAGCAGATCCTACGGCAGATAGAACGATTACACTTCCAGATGCTACTGGAACTATTGCAATTTTGGATGCAACACAAACATTTACAAACAAATCAATTTCTTCTTCAAATAATACTATATCTATTACAGCATCTACAGTTTCTGATTTTACAGAGGCTGCACAAGATGCAATTGGAAATGCAGTAGGAACTGGTCTTTCATACAATGATTCAACAGGCGCTGTTTCAGTTGATACTACAACAATTCAAGAAAGAGTTACAGATGTATCTGATACAGAAATCGGATATTTAAATGGTGTAAGTTCTGCCATTCAAACACAACTTGATGGCAAGGCTTCTTCATCTCACACACATGCACAATCTGATATTACAAATCTTACAACAGATCTTGCTGCAAAGGCAAATCTTTCAGGAGCAACCTTTACTGGTGCAGTAACTCTTGCTGCTGATCCATCAAACGCCTTACATGCAGCAACAAAGCAATATGTTGATGCGCTTGCAGAAGGTTTGCATGTTCATGCTTCTGTAGTAGCAGCAACAACTACAAACATTAACCTTTCAACAGATGTTGAAAATGGAGATGTTCTTGATGGCGTTACCCTTGCTACAGGAAATAGAATTCTTGTTAAGAATCAATCAACTGCATCACAAAATGGTATTTATGTAGTAGCAGCATCTGGCGCTCCATCAAGAGCAACAGATTTTGACTCTCCAGCAGAAATTGATGGTGGAGATTTCTTGTTCGTAACTGGTGGTACAACAAATGATAATACTGGTTGGGTACAAGTAAATACAGTAGGAACTATTGGAACTGATGCGATTGAATTTACACAATTTGCTGGCACTGGAACAATTACAGCAGGAACAAATATTTCAGTTTCTGGAAATCAGGTTTCTGTTGTTAATAATCCAACATTTTCAGGACTTGTAACAGCAACTGCAGCAGGTGTAGCATTCTCAGACGGCACACAAACCAAAGAGGGTGTACCTTCAAGAACACCAATTGTTCAAAAAACTGATTCATATACATTGTCTTCTCTAACCGAAAGAGATACATTGATTGAAATGGGCAAGGCAACAGCACAAACTGTTACAATCCCAGCAAACTCTTCAGTAGCGTTTCCAGTAGGAACATCCATTGATATTCTACAAACTGGTGCAGGACAAGTAACAATTGCTGGAGCAGGTGGAGTGACAGTAAATGCTACTCCTGGATTAAAATTACGTGCTCAGTGGTCATCTGCAACTCTTTTCAAGCGAGCAACAGATACCTGGATAGTAATGGGCGACTTGTCAGCATAATAAAAATTTGATATACTAGAAAAGAGGAGTAAGAATGGCAACTAGAGGCAAAGGAATTAGATCGTCTGCACAAGATAATTTTATTGGTCCAGACAATGTAACTGGAGTTACAGCAACAGATGTTGGAACTTCAAGGGCATATAATAATGGCGCAATAACTGTTTCTTGGACAAATCCGGCTGCTGGCAATACTCCTACTGGATATTATGTTTATGATGGAGCAACACTAAAAGCAACAATTTCTCATCCAACATCTACAACAACCATTACTGGTCTATCAAGCAACACATCTTATACTTTTACCGTTAAGGCCTATGATTCGTATGGAACTGCATCAGGAGCATCTGCATCTGCAACAGCAACAACAGTTCCAGATACTCCATCAGCACCTACTGTATCTTCTGTTGCAAATGATTCAATAGATGTTGTAACATGGTCTGCTCCAGCAACAGGCGGTAAAGCAATTACCACATATTATTGGTCATCTTCTGATGGAAAAAGTGGCTCAACATCTTCTACATCTGTAAATGTTGATCAAGAAGATGGAACCGCTCAAACATATAATGTTTATGCAGCAAATGCAAATGGAAACTCTAATACTTCTGCAAATTCTGCATCATTTACATCATTTAGTTTTGCCCCATTTGGATTCACTCCATTTGGGTTCACTCCGTTTGGATTTACTCCATTCGGATTTACCCCATTCGGATTTACCCCATTCGGATTTACTCCATTTGGGTTTACACCATTCTTTTGGCTTGATGGTGGTAATTCATTAGCACCAGAAATTAGTATTGCAGTGTCAAATGAGCAGGAAGATAGTGTTGATTTTATTGATATTGGTTCTATTCAAACTGGGAATGTTCTTTCATCAATTAATGTTGAAACAAAAGAAAAATCAAACACAATAGTTTCTGCGGTTAATAGATTTGAACAAGACGAGGCCATGCTAATTGATGGCGATGTTTATACTCTTAATCATAAAATGCTTGTAAGAAAAAATGGCATTGAATTGTTTGAAAATGTTGGAAATATTGATACAACATATGAAAAATATTCAACGGTTGAAAATGATTTTGTTTCTATCTTTTCTGTAGAAAAAATTGAAATTCCAGTTTTTGCAATATCTATAGAATGTCAACCAACAAATAACTATACAACAAATAGCGTTGTTCTTTCTGATTAAATAAAGGGGATAATTTGAAAAATAAAAACCCTTGGATAAGGTTTAATAACACTTATCCAAAACTTGTTGATATATTTCCAGATCCAGAGCCAGCATCAAAATATATACCAGATTGGTACAGGCAACAACCTGGATATTATAAAAATGATCAAGGAGTTTTTGACGGCACACAACATTTGACTGTAAAAAAATGTACTGCATTTTTTGATGTAATGTCTTCAGGATATATGATTTTATCACCAATAGATATTTCTATAGATACAACAGTTAGTCCACCAGTATTTGATATTCCAACACAATTTAAATCATTAAGAATGCCAATGATATCATTTCACAATGCTCAACAAATATCTCATTACCCAATAGATCCTGAAAAAGAAATATCTACTATTCTTAGAATTAACCTAGTTTGGGTAATATCTACAAGTCCAGGAACTAGTTGTTTGTTTGTTGACCCCCAGCACAAAGATAAGAGTCCATTAAAGGCTGTTTCTGCAATTATAGATACTGATAATTTTTATTCAGATGGTTTGTTTTCTTTTATAGTTCAAAAAGACTTTAAAGGTATTATAAAAAAGGGCACCCCATTAGTACAAATACTACCATATAAAAGAGAGTCTTGGACACATGAGGTAGATAATGAGTTTGATCCTGTTGATAAATTAAGGCATCAAAGATTTAAAATCCGTAGTGTTTTTAATGGCGGGTATAAAAAATATTTTTGGAATAAAAAAGAATATAAGTAGCGTTTAAAATTTTAAAAAACTCTATGTAATCTATATGTTGAGAGTTTACAAAAACTAAAAACTCTGCTACAATTAGTTATTATTCAAATTCAATTTACTTAGGAGATTTACGCTTATGTCAGATGTTTTTTCTTTTCGGCTTTCCGATGATTTTGTTACAAAATATGCAGAAATAGAGCCTCCTTTTGGCTTTAAAGATGCTGGACTTAACTCATTAGGAGAGATTACATTTATCCGTACTTATTCTCGTGTTAAGGATGACGGAACTAAAGAAAGATGGCATGAGGTATGTAAAAGGGTAATCGAAGGTATGTATTCTGTACAAAAGAATCATGCAAAGGAAAACAGGCTACCTTGGAATGACTATAAAGCACAGAAGTCAGCACAAGAAGCGTTTGATCGTATGTTTAATCTAAAGTGGACTCCACCAGGAAGAGGCCTATGGGCATTTGGCACACCAATGACTATGGAGAAGCGCAACTCTGCTGCCCTTCAAAATTGTGCCATGGTATCAACTCGTGATATTGATAGAAATGATCCAGGGGCTTTGTTTGCTTGGGTTATGGATGCTTTAATGCTTGGTGTTGGAGTAGGGTTTGATACGGTTGGACAAGATAAAGAAATGCCAATTTATGCACCAACAGAACCTGTTGTAACTTATCAAATTCCAGATACTCGTGAAGGATGGGTAGAAGCAACAAGAATGTTGCTTAATTCAATGCTTAGACCAAATCAAAATATTCAAGAGTTTGACTATTCTTTAATACGTCCTGCAGGAGCACCAATTAAAGGCTTTGGAGGCGTTTCAAGCGGTCCACAACCTTTGATTGATCTTCACAATAGGCTTCGTAAAGTAATCGGCTCTAGAGTCGGAGAAAGCCTTGATGCAAGGGCTATTGTTGACATTGTAAACCTAATTGGGACATGTGTTGTTTCTGGAAATGTTAGGCGTTCTGCAACACTAGCATTAGGTGCTGCAGGTGATAATGATTTTATTAATCTAAAAAACTCAGAAGTATTTCCAGAAAGAAACTCATTTGATTCAGAAAATCCAGGATGGGCATGGATGAGTAACAATTCTATTTCTGCTACAGTTGGAACAAAATATGAAGATTATGTTGATCTTATTTCTAATAATGGTGAGCCAGGATTTATTTGGCTAGATGTTGCTAGAAATTATGGTCGTCTTGCAGACCCAGAAGATGGAAAAGACTATCGTGTTATGGGATTTAATCCTTGTGCAGAACAACCACTAGAATCATATGAACTTTGTACGCTTGTTGAAGTTCATCTTAACCGACATGAAAACAAAGAAGACTTTTTGCGTACATTAAAGTTTGCTTATCTTTATGGCAAGACAGTTACTCTTGTTCCTACACATTGGCAGATTACAAATGGAATTATGCAGCGTAATCGCCGTATTGGCACATCTCTTACTGGCATTGCATCATTTGCTGATACTCACGGCCTTCCAGCAACTCGTGACTGGATGGATGAAGGATATCAAACAATTCGTAAATATGACAAGCAATATTCAGAATGGCTGTGTGTTCGTGAATCAATTCGTGTAACTACAGTAAAGCCATCTGGTTCTGTCTCACTACTTTCTGGTGCTTCTCCAGGAGTTCACTGGCCAGTTGGCGGAGAATATTTCCTTCGTGCAATTAGATTTAGTGATCAAGATCCAATGTTACATTTATTTAAAGCAGCAGGATACAAGATGGAAGATGATTTAGTGTCTGCTAACACTGTTGTTGTTTATTTTCCAGTTCATTCAGGGCATCCAAGATCAGAAAAGGATGTAACTTTGTTTGAAAAGATTGGTCTTGCAGCAACAACTCAGAAGTATTGGTCTGATAATGGTGTTTCTGTAACATTGTCGTTTGATAAAGAATCAGAAACAAAACACATTGCTCCAGCATTACATATGTATGAAGGTCAGTTAAAGGCTGTTTCGTTCCTTCCTATGGGAAATATGGTATATCCGCAACAACCATATCAACAGATTACTCAGCAAGAATATGATGACTATGTTGGTAAAATTGCAAAGATCGATTGGTCAGCAATTTATGACGGGGTACAAAACCTAGATTCTGTCGGAGAAATGTATTGCACCACAGACTATTGTGAAATTAAAGTATCATAATGTATTCTATTGTTAATAACATTATCGATCAAGAAAAACTTGACATGGTGTTGAACTATGCTAAAAATACAAAGTTTAATACTAAAGAAGATCATATACCTCTTCATGATCCTTTATTTTCTAATCCATATGTTGATTTTGATTTAATTACATATGGCGATTTAAATAAAGAGATTGTTGATGAATTTATAACCATTTCTAATACAATTAAAAAAGAAACCAGCAATCTTTCTGGAATTCAATATGACGAGCCAATTTTAGGAAAAAGTTATATAGCAAGGTTTAGTCCAGGAACATATCCACTACAAGGTTATGATGCCTCTAGGCCAGAAAAAACATACACGTCTATCTTTGTTTGGGGAGATGTATATGATGGATTTTGTTTTACTGTTGATGGCAATAAGGTATTGTTAAATCCAGGAGACTGCCTAATAATTCCAGAATCAAGCAAATATAGTCGGATATCAAAAGAACTTTCTTCAGGAATTCTTTTTATTTCTCAGTTTTGGAATGCTCCTGCTGGCATATCTCCTTATCCAGGATTAAAGTATGAAGAAATCTATTGGGGAAATCCTTTATATGATAAAATTGGGTAGGTGATACTATGACTACCCCATCTAATTTATATGCCGAAAAGGTATATGCAGAGCATCCCATTGCTTTATGGTCATTAGATGATAGTCTAGATTATTTACAGTTTTTATCAGAATCTAACAGATTAATAGACGAGCCAGCGTGGACAATCACTGGGGTAGATAATTATTATACTACTTCATATATTGAAGGTGTTCCATTTCCAAATAGTTATATTTCTACAATCGAAGGAACACCAAACGCTCTGGTTGTTTTAAAAAGCCCATCGCTTGGGTCTTTAGATGATTTTCACAATAGTTTAGGAACATTTTGTACATCTTTGTATTATTATTCTAATAGCACAAATTATGATTATATTGAGATTGGATATGAGTATGTTGATTCTGATACTTTGTTAACAATAACAAATGTTAACAGATTTACAACAATAACTCAAGATGTCTGGTCTTTTTTATCTCATACATTTGCAGTTCCAGAAGATCCAGCAACCTTTAAATTTGTTATTAAAATTCAACTTAATGATAATGGATCAACTCCAGATGATTATGTTTTTTATTTTAATGGCCTAAGTGTTGGACAGTGGTCTGAAGAATTTAATGCAACTTCTTTAGGCGTTGAATCAATTAATTTACCATCATCTGTTGCACTTCAAGAACTTGGTTTAAAGGCAATAGAATCAGATGCCTATGGATCTAATATAGACAAGGGATATTATGTTATCTCTAACAACATTTTAACTGCAAAAAATACCAGCATTCCGCTTGTTTATGGATCTGCTGGTGTAATTAAACTTATTCCAAATTCATCAACAACCGTTATAAATGTTTTGGATGGTGGATTGCCATCAACTGTAACTTTTTCTGGTACAGTCGATGGTGGTATTGTTCCAGAATTACAAGAAGATTTTTTTGATAGTGGTCTTGTAGCAATAACTCCTTCGTATATAATTCCAGGAAAAGGTTTTTTAAATAACTCTGGGAAATATAAAAAATATACTTTAGAGTTTTGGGCAAGAATTGAAAGTAACACAAAAGAGCCTCATAGAATCGTGGGTCCAATCGCCTCTAATGATGGAATTTATGTTGAAAAGGGTTTTGTTACTGTTGTAATAGGCAATAAATTTGCATCACATTTTGTTGGTGAATGGATTAGACCAATGTTATTTAATTTAATATTAAATGAACAAAATGCATCTTTGTTAATTAATGGAGAGCAAGTTTTATCATTAGACATAGATTACTCATCGCTTTCTTTGCCAAATAAATTAAATGATGATGAAAAAGATCAAGATTATATTGGATTTTTTGCATTTAATGATGTTGAGTCTTTTGAGATTGATTCAGTTGCAATTTATCCTTATGCTGTAACAGATATAATTGCTAAAAGAAGATTTGTTTATGGACAAGGCGTAGGCTCATCAGAAAGAATAGATAACTATTATGCTGGAGTAACCGCAGCAATTGATTATCCTGAAGCAGAATATACATCGGATTATAATTATCCAGATTTTGCAAGATGGGACCAGGCCATATTTGATAATGTTATAACTGATGGAATATCTTTGCAAACACCAGACTACTTACTTCCTGACATATTTATTTCTGGAGCAAGTTTAGATTCTTTATATAATGATATCAATGACTTGCAAACAGCAGAAACAAAGTTTTTTACATTTAATCCAAATTCATCCTGGAATTCAATTAACTCATATATTCATTTTAATAGATTAGATAATTTAACGAGTGTTGTAAAAATGATTAATGCAGTGTTTTCTGTTGCAGAAAATAGCGTAGGAGAGCAAACACTTATAAAAATTTATAATGATTTTAATAATAATTATTTAAAAATTATTCAAGATGGATTAGACATTAAATATTTATTTAATTTTAATAATAACGAGATAGAACTTTATTCTTTTGAAACAACGATAAATTCACAGTTTGCATTAGGGTTTGATATTGATGCCATGTCTGCTGAATATGAAAATTTAAGTTCATTTTTTAACAATTTAAGTTTATTAAAAATGTATGTAGGAGGAGATAATTCAGGCACCAAAAAGTTTACGGGTAAAATTTTCAGTCTTGGATTCAGTACTATAGATAACAAAAAACAATTCGAAGATTACATAGAAGTTGATGGTATTATAAATTATCAAGAGCATGATCAATTTTTAAATAATTTGTCTAGTTATACCTTGTTGCCAACTGTTAAGTATAACTCTTTCTTTTTAGATATCGGAGTTTCAGGATATTGGCAAGATTATGTGCCACTTTCTTATTTTGCAACATATGTTACAAACAGCATAGGTGGTAAATACTATGATCTTGATTTCTTACAGTTTAACGTTGACTATCCATCTCCATCAAAGACAATAGAATCTGAAACAACTTCAGAATGGCAATACTCAGAACTAGATGATTCTTTTACTCATCCAGTAATAAAGCCTTATGCATCAATAGATAGCCAACCACTTACTGGCTGGATAGATTATTATGATATGACACAAAATGCTGACAAATATTATAAATATGATATGTCTGATGAAGATGTAAGAACTTATATTACAATGCAATATATTGCTGATGGGGTAAATAATTTGCAGAGCACCTTTACAACAACAACACAAATAGATGAAAACAAAGTTGTTGATTTATCAGATCACAGTCAGTGGCTAACACATAAATTTGAGGTCGTAGACGGATCTATTATCTACCCTCCTTCTGGAACTGATTTCAATGAACTTGCAATAGTTTATAGATTAGAATTTAATACAAGAGGTATTTTAAATAAAAAAATTAAAGTAAAAAAATTACAGATTGCGTCACAAGCATTTGATAATAATAAATTTTCAAAAATTGGAACAAAGTTTGGATATTCTTTAATTCCTTACGTTAGAAGCGGTTTGTACTATGATTATAAAACAAAAAATCCTTTTACTATTTACAAAAACTCAACACCACATTTATATATGACCTCTAATAGTGGTATTGAATTAAAAGAAAATTATCAAAGTGGTATAGATAAAGGATTATACTTTACAATTAATCAAGGTCAATCAGATAACTATAAGGTTTCTGCTTTACAGTTTTGGATAAGATCAAATAATACATTTTTTCCGGGAACTAGAAAAAAATTTGCAGAAATAAACTATAATGGCGACTCTATAGAATTTTATATAGTTGCCAATAGCAATTTAGGCAATAGGGGTAGGCTTATTGCTATTAAAAAAAGCACTGGCCAGCCATTTACAGATTTAAAATATTATGTGAATGGTAATTATGTAAGAGAGCCAGTTATTTCTAGAAGAGAATGGGCAGTTATTGGTATATCCTTTACGCAAAATCTTGATTTTGATAACTTCTTGGGGTCTTTAAACTTGACTGGGCCATATTTATTTAATTTTGTTTCTTATTATCAAGCAACCAATTTACAGTTGGCTCAAAGCAGAATTTTAAGATCCTGGTCTGAGGTAGAAGAGGAAGACTCTGTCATAAGAAATTGGACCTTCTGGGATGAAAATTATACATGGAATCAAGTTTTGGTAATAGGCACATCAGATTTATATGGTACCAACCCATCAGATATATATAAAACATATATTGGAACTAATAAAATTATAATTGATGATGATAATGGTGTTGTAATAACACCAGACAAGTTAAAGATTTATCAGGAACCTTCCTGGCAATCGTTTGTTGTTACTCCAGTATAATATGGTATACTTGTGGTTATGAATAAGCCAAAACCAGAAAAAGTTGGTAAATCCAAACTCAAAGTAATTGAAAAAGGTTATGATTGGGGTATGTATATTTGGATTAAGCCTAATGGAAAGGCTTTTGGAGATGGACATGGAAACCTTCTTAACATTCCTTCAATGCGAGGAGATTTACAAAAAATGGCCGAATTAAGAAGAGCAGCAGAATATTATGGTTGTGAAGGTGGGCATGCAGAGTTTCATGCTGGAATTAAAAGAGTTAGTGAAATGGAATATACTGAACAGTTAGCAAGAATGCGTGAAGGTTTGATTCCAAATATGAATGATCTTGGTGCAGTTTATGACGCACAGCAAACATTAAAGGTACATGGTGAAGAATAATGAATGAAGAATATATTCTTGGCGCATCAATCAGTGATCCAGTAGAAAAAAGTGATGAATTTAAAAAAAGCGATCCTTTTGGAAAATCTTGGGATGATCTAAAAGGATTAGGAAATTTAGATCAAAATTTTAAAAGACGTACATCAAGAAACTTGGGAAAAGTAGATACAGCAGCAAATGCATATCTTAATAGCGCAAACTCAAGTCCAGCAGGTGTTGAAGATGCACGATCAAAGGCTATAAATCCTGGCGCAGTAATTAGAAATGGTTATGGTTTGTTTGATGTTATTACACCACCATACAACCTTTACGAATTAGCAAATTATTATGATACTTCATTTGCAAATCACGCAGCAATTGATGCAAAAGTAGAAAATGTTGTAGGTCTTGGTTATGATTTTGTTGTAGGTTCACGAACAATGCTTAAACTTGAGAATGTTGAAGATGAGACTGCATTGGGTAGAGCAAGAAAGCGTATTGAACGTGCAAAAATTGAAATGAAAGATTGGCTAGAAAGTCTAAATGATGACGATAGTTTTACAAAAACAATGGAAAAAATTTATGTAGATATGCAAGCAACTGGTAACGGATATATGGAAATTGGTCGTACAGTTACTGGAGAAATTGGTTACATCGGACACATTCCTGCAACAACAATTCGTGTTCGTAGATTGCGTGATGGATATGTTCAAATAATTGGTCCATCTGTAATTTATTTTAGAAATTTTGGAGCCAAGAATCCAAATCCAATTACAACAGATCGTAGACCAAATGAAATTATTCATTTTAAGCAATACTCCCCATTAAACACATATTATGGTGTTCCAGACATTATTGCTGCACTACCAGCACTTGTTGGAGATCAACTTGCATCTCAGTATAATATTGACTACTTTGAAAATAAAGCAGTACCAAGATACATTATTACACTTAAAGGCGCAAAGTTATCTGCTGATGCAGAAGATAAGATGTTTAGATTTTTACAAACTGGACTAAAATCTCAGTCTCATAGAACTCTTTACATCCCACTTCCTGGAGATAGCGAAAACAATAAGGTTGAATTTAAAATGGATCCAATTGAAAATGGTATTCAAGAGGCTTCGTTTAATGAGTATAGAATTAGAAACCGTGATGACATTTTGATTGCCCATCAAGTGCCTATTTCCAAACTTGGTGGAGCGGATAGTGGATCTATTGCTGCTGCTTTAGCACAAGATAGAACATTTAAAGAGCAGGTCGCTAGACCAGCACAGCAGGAACTAGAAAAACTAATCAACAAGGTTGTTCGTGAAAAAACAGATATTCTTGAACTTAAGTTTAATGAATTAACATTAACAGATGAAATCGCACAATCTCAAATTCTTGAGCGTTATGTAAAGACTCAGGTTATGATGCCAAATGAGGCTAGAGAGGTTATTGGTTTGCCACAAAGACCAGATGGTGATGCTCCATTTGAAATGTCTGCAAGACAAGCAACCGATGCTAGAGCAAACCTTGCTGGTAATAGAGAAAGAGATTCTGAAAGAACAAACAACAACTCAGATTCTACTTCCACAATTTCTGGAAGAAATCCACAAGGAGAGGGCAGATCTTCCACATAATATCAACAAACTAATAAAATAGTTGGTATAATGGATGTGATATGAGTATCATTAATAAAGCACATTGGTCAACAGAAGGAGACAACGTAAGGTTGTCAATGCCTTTTGCCAAGGTTGACAAAGAACGTAGAATTGTATCAGGTTTTGCGACACTTGATAACCTTGATAGACAAAATGATATCGTTACAACTGACGCTAGTTTAAAGGCTTTTTCTAAGTTTAGAGGAAACATCCGTGAGATGCACCAACCTTCTGCTGTAGGTAAAATGGTTGCATTTAAAGAAGATAAGTATTTTGATCCAGATTCAAAGAAATTCTATTCTGGCGTTTTTGTTTCTGCATATGTATCAAAAGGCGCACAAAATGCGTGGGAGAAAGTATTGGATGGAACATATACAGGTTTTTCAATAGGCGGAAGAATGAATAAGTGGGATGATGGCTATGATGAAAAGATGGACAAGCCAATTAGAATTATTAAAGACTATGATCTTGTAGAACTATCTCTTGTTGATAATCCAGCAAATCAGTTTGCAAGTATTATTTCAATTGAAAAGGTTGACGGTGTAGATGTTCTTAAGGGTTCTGCAGCAGATATTATTGTAGAAAATGTGTTTTGGGATAAAGACTCTGGCCTTGTAATGGTTTCTGAAAACGAAACAGAGATTAGCCCAACGTCTGGACAGCCTATGAAAAATATAGGTTTTGTTGAAAAAACTGATGATGAAAAAACAGACATGATAAAGTTCTTAGTTGATAGTGCCAAAGGTATTAGTACAACTGAGATTCAAAAGGAGGTAAGTCCTATGACAAATGAAACAACAGCAGTTGTTGAAGATGTTGAGGTCGCTCCAGAGGCAACAGATGTTGATACTGTTACCAAGAGTGTTGAGGTTGAAGAAGCACCTGTTGCTGAAACAACTGAAACAGCCGAAGCAGTTGTTGAGACTGAACTTGCCAAGTCAGAAGAGGTTGCAGTAGCAACTGAAGAGATTGTAAAATCTGACGAGGTAGTAGTCAATGCAGTTGCCGAAATTAAAGAGACTCTTGCGAGTGCCTTTGGCGATCTAGCAGCAACTATTAAGTCATTAAATGAAGAGACTATGAAAGTAGTCCAGGCTCAAGTTGCTGAACTAAGCAAGTCCATTACAGACGTATCTAAAGAGGTAAGAAACGTCAAAGAAAGTAATGCTGAGTTTGGAAAGAGAGTAGATGCTGTAGAGCAAGATACTGCTTTCCGCAAGTCTGGCGATCTAGGCGAGATCGTACAGGAGCCAGAAATGGTTCAGAAATCCTTATGGGGCGGTCGTTTCCTCGCAACTGACCTATTTAAGTAAGGAAATTCACTAGGAGGTGAACAATATGTCAGAAGAAATTATTAAGAATCAACCAGGTAGCGGTGGCGCATCAGATTCGGGGTTATATAACGCCGATGGTGGCTTTGCTTCTGGTGGAATCGGTGGTGTTACTACTCCAGGTGCAGATACCTTGGGTAACATCCCAACTGCACAATTCGGTGTAACAACTGGTGCAAACGCTGTCAATCCTTCGGGATCTGCTGCTAGTGGAATTCTGAGACCAGAACAGGCACGTCAATTTATTGATTATGTCTGGGATGCTACAGTTCTCGCTAAGGATGGCCGTAGAGTTACTATGCGAGCCAACACAATGGAACTTGAAAAAGTTAACGTTGGTGAGCGTGTTCTTCGTGCTGCTGCTCAAGGTGACGGTGCTTATACTAACACTGGTGCAACATTTACAAAGGTAGAACTAACAACCAAGAAGATTCGTCTTGATTGGGAAGTTACTACAGAAGCGCTTGAAGACAATGTTGAAGGCGCAGCCCTTGAAGATCATCTTGTTCGTTTGATGACCAATGCATTCGGTAATGATATCGAAGATTTGGCTATTAACGGAGATGGTTCAACAGGAAACTTCCTTTCAATTATGGAAGGCTTCCATCATCTTGTTACAACTGGTGGTGTTGCACATGATTCTGTGCTCCCAGCAGTCACATCTGATAACTGGACAACACCAGTTATGCAGGGTATTATCAATGCAATGCCACGTAAGTATCGTGCACTTAAGAACAATCTTAAGTTCTATGCAGGTACAGACGTGTTCCAGAGCATTGTTCGCAACAACGGTACCCTTGCTGATGCCATCTCTGAGGCTTTCTCAAGCCGCACAGGTAGCACCCAAGCAAATCGTCAAGCATATCTTGATGGTCAAGGACAAGTTATTGGCAATGCACGTACCACTCGCGTACTCGGCATTGACGTAATGGAAGTTCCTTACTATCCAGCAGACTATGTCGACTTGACATTCCCAGCAAACCGTATCTGGGGCTTCCAACGCGATATCACTGTAAATCGTCAGTATCAACCAAAGAAAGATACTATCGAATACACAGTATTTGTCCGTTTCGGTATCCAGATTGAAGAAGAAGATGCAATTGCCTATAAGGACATTGCTGCTTCCTAATCATTAAGCAATTAATTAGGGCAGGGGATTCGTCCTCTGCCCTTTTTAACAATCTGCTATAATTAAGGTACGATTAAGGAGCAAAAATGGCAAGCACAACAAAGAAAGTAACATCTAAGGCTGACGTTAGTGAGCAGACGGTTATCTATTCTGACAAAAACCTATACTTTGATGGGTATGGACATATTGATCAGGGTTTTTCTATTATCGATAAGGCAAATTTAGAAATTTATCTACAATCAAAATCTGTACGAGAGGTTAGTGCTGTTGAGTTAGCAAAATACTACGGCAAAAATAAATGAGAATACTTCGTCTTCCACCATACCCGTTAAGCATTTCGTATGATGTTCCAACAGCATCTACAGCGTATGATTTGATTATTGAAGACGAAGAAACAGACACAGTCTTGTTAGAAGAAACTATAACATCAACAGCAGGTAAAAAATTAAATTATACCTTTGAAACTGAAGATTGGCATCTATACGACAAAGTGTATGCTTTAAAAATTCAAGAGTCAGATGGAGATATTGTTGTTGAAGACTCTCTCGACATAACAAGACCATATGTTGATCCAACAACCTTGGGCACAACGGCATCAGAAATAGCGGTAGAAAAACAAAATGAATTAACAGCAAGATTAATCATTGACTCAATTACTGGTGGTTTTTATTATACAACTGAAACAATAGAGCATGTAGGTTTGAATACAGACTATGCCCCAGTTAAACCACGTACTAGAAAAGTTTTAAAAGTTTATCAAAACAATGAACTTTGGTATGATTCTTCACTAGAAGAGCCAGCAATATTTGGAGTTACGTATAAATTAAGCGATAACAATACAGCAATCATTCAAGAAATTACTGGAGCGTACAATAGGGCAGATCAGGCACCATTAATGATGCCAACAGCGCAGTCTGATTGGCTTGGTCCAATAGGATGGGGAAACACATTCTCAAAAGGCTCAGATTATACATTTATAGTTGAGACTGGGTATAAGGTGGTTCCATTAGATATTAAAGAAGCAACTCTAATGCTTATGGAAGATATTAAATGTGGAAAATTAGATTATTTTAAGAGATATGCAATTGCATACAATACTGATCAATTTAGAATACAATTCGATAAGACCTTGCTTGCTGGAACAGGAAATTTGCTTGTTGATAAAATACTTGAAAGATATACAGGTAACGTCATAGTTCCCGGAGTTTTGTAATGTCATGCGATGTCATAGACTTCATGTATCCACTTCTAGCAGATATATATTATCCTATTGTCAGCCAAGATATATATGGTCAAATTAAAAAAGATTGGGTATATGACAAAACTGTTGCGGTTTCATTAACACCATCTGGCAGCGCTTTAGATGAAGATTTAAAATCAAAAACATTTGTTAAATTAGAAAATATGTTAGTTGGAAGAACTAGATGTGATATTAGAATTTCAAAAAATGGAGAAACAAATTCATTAAGCAATATATTAATAACAAATATTCGTAATGCTGAAAATAATATTGTATATTTAGAAACATCTGGAGAAAGAGATGGCCGTGGAACTATATATGAAATTGCAACACAGGATCCATTTATAGATCCATTTGGATCAATTTCATATTATAGGTTAGTTGTTAGACGTACTGAAAATCAGGGCGTAGATGATTAATGCTACTAAAATATAATACAAAATCTTTTATTAAAACAATGGATAATATAGTTGATTATTCTTTTGGTTTTATTGATGGTGTAAAAAGAGGGAAGCGAACGTTTCTAACCGTTTTGGGTAAAGAAACTGTAGAGGCATTAAAACAATATATTGACATTAATGCAAAAAATAATCCAAAACTATTACATCATGTTTATGAATGGTATAAAACTGGAAGTCCAAGTGCTAGATTGTATGATATAGACTATACAATCAGTAATATTGGTTTATCTTTTAATTCTACATTTAAACAATCAAAGTCTTTTGCAGAAGGCTCTCGCGTACCATTTTATGATAAGGCAAGAATAATGGAGAATGGAGTAGCGGTAACAATTAGACCAAAAGAAGCAAATGTATTGTCGTTTAATGTTGATGGCGAGCAAATATTTACGCCTGGTCCAATTGTAATCAATAATCCAGGTGGCAATGTAAAGGGCGAGTTTGAAAGAATATTTGATTCATTTTTTAATCAATATTTTACTCAATCATTTTTAAGAGCAAGTGGGGTATATAGTTATTTAGAAAATCCAACAGTTTTTAAACAAAACATCAGAAGTGGTGCTAAAATAGGAAGATCACATGGAGTAAAAACAGGTTACACATGGGTGGCAAATGCATCGATAGGGGTGGTTAAGTAGTGGCTGGACCAAATGACGTTAGACAGTTGCCATATCCTCCGATATGGGTCAATGAATATATTAAAAATGAATTGTTAAAATATGACTTTACAAATATTATAACTTTGCCATCAACCCCTTCTGCAATTGATGATATTTATAAAAACACAACTGGATCATATCCAGATCTAGCAATCCAGTATGATCGACTTTTTAGGTTTAGAAGAAGTCCGTTTTATCCTATGAAATGTGAACAATTATTGTATTATATTTATAGCACACATGCAGACAAAATATATGATGCCATGATAATTATCTCTCAACTTCTTGATAGATCTGATGCAGCAGCAGAAGATTTAAATAGATGGTGTATAGCAAAACAGTCTAGTGCAGACCCAATTAGAGATACGGTAGTATCTATTCCGTATAACGTATATTTTCATGACATAAAAGTTTATCAACTTGAAGAAACTAGGGATTTGGGTGAATTAGCCTCTATAAGAGGGCTTACGCTTAATAAATTGATTATTGAGTATGATTATCACGTAAAAGAGCCTACAGGCCTTCCAGAAGATTCTTATCGATAAAAACACTGATATACTTTAACTAGAGGAAACATTCGCCCTGTTTTGCCGTCATAATTTAATACAAAAATTGAAAAAGAGGTGAATTTAATATGGCTTATACTCGTGGTACTTCTACGAATATCATTGTTGGTGCTGCTGCTCTTTTTGTTGCCGATACCACACTTGATACAGTTACTAACACCGTTCCATCATTCGTAAGTTCTGAGTCTTACAAAGAGACTCTTGCTGACGATGTTGATTTTACTAACATTGGTTATACAATGAACGGTCTCGAATTACAATTCCAGCCAGATTTTGGTGAGGTTCAGGTTGATCAGGTTCTTGACGTTGCCAAACTTTACAAGCAGGGTATGCAAGTAAATCTTGCTACTACATTTGCTGAGGCAACACTTGAAAATCTTCTTCTTGCTACAGCAGGAAAAGATGCAGACCTTTCTGGTACAAAGACTACTTCCGCAGGACGCACTCTTCAACTCTCCGCAGGAGATATTGGAGAATGTCCAGTAGAGCGTGGTATTGTTGCAGTTGGTCCAGGAACTGGAGATTGTGAAGATTCAGAGACAGTTGAACGTGTCTATGTAGGATATCGTGCACTCTCAATTGAGAATGTAACAGTTTCTGCTAAGCGTGACGAGGCATCTATGTTTGATGTTTCTTTCCGTATGCTTCCAGATGACTTAACAGCCACTTACGGTAAGATTGTTGACCGTACTTGGTCTAATTCTTAATTTTTATTAAGAGACAACAGCCCACCCCAAACTAGGGGTGGGTTTAGTTGTTTTATGCTAAAATTATTAAACAATGGCTACAAAAATATACACTTATACAAAGGTTAAACTTATTGATGGAACTGAAATAGAAATACCTCCACTTAAAATAAAATATTTAAGAGAATTTATGGATGTTTTTAGTCAGATGGAAAAAGTTGATAATGATTATGATGCCATTGATGTTTTAGTTGAGTGTGTTCGTATTTCAATGCAACAATATTATCCAAAAATATCAAAAAATATTGATCAAATTGAAGATAATCTAGATATGAATACTATATATGAAATTCTAGAATACTCTGCTGGAGTAAAAATAAACAAAAACAAACAAGATTCTATTAAAGATCAAAGTCAAAAAACAGATGGTAGTGATAAAACTAGGGGAGAAACCTGGGAAGAACTTGATTTAGCAAAATTAGAGTCTGAAGTTTTTACTCTTGGTATTTGGAAAAATTATGAAGAACTTGAGTTATCTTTATCTATGCCTGAACTCATGCAAACTATTGCTTTAAAAAGAGAATTAGATTACGAAGAAAAGAAATTTTTAGCAGCAATACAAGGTGTGGATATTGAAAAAAATAATAAATCAAACGCTTGGGAAGAAATGAAGGCTAGAGTCTTTAGCAAGGGTCAGGCAGCCAACGCAAATGATGTTCTGGCATTGCAAGGGGCAAATGCACAAAAGGCTGGATTTGGAATTGGCATGGGGCTAGACTACGAAGATTTGAGATAAAAAGCCTTCTTTGTGCTATAATTTAAATAACACAATGGAGGAAAACAATGGCATTATCTAAGCGTCCAACACAAGAACTTGTACTTATGGATGGAACAAAAATTGAGGCTAGTCCACTAAAGATATCACTTCTTAAGCCTTTTTTAAAAAAGTTTGCAGAAATCGCAGCAGTTGCAGATGATAATTCAAAGTCTATGGATGTATTGATGGAATGTATTCAGATTACAATGCAGCAATATAACCCTAAGTTGGCAGACAGCAAAGAAGATCTAGAAGAACTTTTAGATTTACCAACTGTGTATAAGATTATTGAAGTTGCATCAGGAATTAAGATGGAGGATGGCTCAGATCTTCTTTCTGTAGCAATGCAATAAAATAAATGAATATAGGGGTGCAATAAATGGCTGATGCTAATGCTAATATTGGCATTAATATTGATACTTCTGAGGCGTTAGCCCAGTTAAAAGCACTTCAACGTCAAATTGCTGTATTTAATACATCTGTTTTAAGAGGTAGTGAAACAGTTGCACGTGCTCAGCGTGACATGCAACAAAATCTTGTCAATTCGATCAATGCAACAGGGCAATTTTCTGCCCAAATCGTAAATGTTAGAACTGCAACAGAAACATTTACCAACTCACTTGAGAAAAATAAATTCTCAATGCGAGAATATTTTAGGTATGCAACAGCATCCACTAAAACATTTGGAAGAATGTTTTCAAAAGAGTTTGACACCATTAACAAAGTTGCAGAAGATAGAGTTAAACGTTTACAGACTCAATATATAAAACTTGGTAGAGATGCAGCAGGAAGAATGCAAGCAATTGGCGTTATGCCAACCAGTCTTGATATGGAAAGCGTATCAACAAAAACTGCAATTGCAGCCCAAAAGCAAGCATTGTTTAATCAACTTTTAAAACAAGGATCAACAAATCTTTTAAATTTTGGTAAAAATACTCAGTGGGCTGGTCGCCAACTTATGGTTGGTTTTACAATTCCGTTATCAATTCTTGGAAATACTGCAGCAAAAACATTTATGGAAATGGAACAGGCTGCATTAAAGTTTAGAAAAGTTTATGGTGATTTATTTACACCACAAGAAGAAACTCAAAGAGCGTTAGAAAATGTTAATGAGTTAGCCAATGTATTTACAAGATATGGAATTGCAGCATCCCAAACTGTAAGTTTGGCAGCAGAGGCTGCAGCAGCAGGTTTTGCAGGAAATGATTTAATTTCTCAAACTACAGAGGCAAGCAGACTTTCTGTTCTTGGACAAATTGATCAACAAAAAGCACTTGAAACTACTATTTCTTTGCAAAACGCTTTTGCTTTATCTGGAGAACAATTAGCAGAATCTATTAACTTTCTTAATGCAGTTGAAAACCAAACAGTTGTTTCTTTAGATGATATTACAACAGCAATTCCAAAAGTGGCTCCAGTAATTAATCAACTTGGCGGAAGTGTCAAAGATCTTGCGTTTTTCTTAGCAGCAATGAAAGAGGGCGGTGTTAATGCATCAGAAGGTGCAAACGCACTCAAATCAGGTCTTGCTGCACTTATTAATCCTACCGAAAAAGCATCTGCAATGCTTGCTGGGATGGGTATTAATATCAAAAATATTATTGAATCAAACCAAGGTAATTTACAAGCAACTGTAGTTGAATTTGCACAAGCATTGGACAAACTGGATCCTCTTACTAGAGCAAGAGCAATTGAGCAACTATTTGGTAAGTTTCAGTTTGCAAGATTGTCAACTCTATTTACAAATGTTATTAAACAGGGAACTCAATCAGCAAGAGTTTTAGATTTAACAAAAGCATCAGTAGAAGATCTTGCTTTGACTGCAGAAAACGAATTAGGAATGGTAGAAGAAACAATTACTGCAAAATTTAGAAAAGCAGTAGAACAATTAAAAGTTTCTTTAATGCCGCTAGGAGAAACATTTTTAAATGCAATAACTCCAGTAATTGACTTTTTTAGTGGACTTCTTGAAAGATTTAATAATTTATCAGATAGAACAAAGAAAATTGTTACAATTATTGTAACTGCAGTTGCTGGAGTTGGTCCTATTTTGCTTATGACTTTTGGTTTGTTGGCAAATGGTTTAGCAAATATTATCAAATTGTTTGGTGTGCTTGGTTTAGGATTTAGAAGATTAAAGAATCCATCTCAAATATTAACTCAGCAAACACAATATTTAAATTCAGAACAAATTGATGCAGCAGCATCAGCAGCATCTTTAAATCAGGTTCATTCAAATCTTATTCAAACATTTAATGCTGAAGCAGGGTCTATAGACAAATTAATATCCGCCTATAGAAGAGGCATTGCTGCACAAAAGAATTTTATGGCATCAAACCCTTCAGCAATTCGTATGCCAAAAAAGTTTGCTAAGGGTGTTATATCAGTTCCTGGATCTGGAAATAGAGACACAGTTCCAGCAATGCTTACTCCAGGCGAAGCGGTTATTCCTTCAAAGATGGCGCAAAAGTATGCACCATTAATTAACGGTATGATTGCTGATAATATTCCAGGGTTTGCAAAGGGATTGGGAATTGGAGATATTAAAAAACAAGTAGGTTTGTATAAAGCACCTCCAACAATATTACAACAAACTAAAGGTAAAAGTTGGGATACTTTACAAGCAGAGATTGATGCGGTATCTGAGGCTGTACAAAGTTTTGGTCTATCGTTTAATCAAATGTTTAACTTAATTAGAAAGCAAGCATCTCATATCTCAGAAGATATACAGACTATTTCTGTTGGAGAAGAGGCTGTTTCTGTTAAAAACTGGAAAGCACAAAATCTTGTTGCTGACATGGGTTATATAAATAACTATGTTGATACATTAAGAAAAAATACAAGCATTATTGATAATTTTAGAAAAACAAATTTAGATGGTGTTGCAAGAGAACTTGGAATATCAATGGTTGAATTAAATGCCGAGTTAGATAAATTACGTGCAGGAATTCATCCAGTAACAAGAACTTCTGCGTCCGTCCTTCAAAAAGTTGCCGCTAGTGATACGGGATATCAAGGTGCAGCAGCATCGGCAGGATTAAGAGCAAGACTTGCTGGAACATTTTATGAAACAATTCCTTCAAGATCTTATAATCCAATGTTAGACGAAAAAGCAGCACAAAATGTACAAAGAAAAGTAAGCAGATTACAACAAATTGCAGCAGGAAATCTTGTTACTTCTGTGGTTGCAGCAGTAAAGTCAAAACAAAAAAGTGCATCGCCGTCCAGAGTTGCAAAAGGACTTGGAGATGATTTTGCAGATGGGTATGTTCAAGGAATAGCATCTGGAGCAGATGATGCTGCAAAGGCTGCAGCCGGAATAACTAATGCCGCAATTGGTGGAGCAAGCCAGGCCAGCAGATATTCTGGAATTAAAAGTGGCGGATTGACTCCAGAACAATTAGGTGCTCAGATTCCTATGACTGCTGGACAAATTATTCAAGGAGAAAATCAAAGAAGAGGCATAAGAGGAAGGCTTTCAGGAATGGCAGGTGGAGCAACTGGACCACTTATGGCTGCATCTATTGCATCAAGTTTTATTCCAGGACAACTTGGACAGGTAGCCCAGACAATCTCCATGGTAGGGTTTGCTGCATCGCTTTTGCCACCACAATTTAGATTGATCGCAGCAGGAGCAGGGTTGGCATATTTTGGATTTAAAAAGTTTAAAGGGGCTATGCAAGAGGCAGAAGATAGATTGTATGGGCTTGCAAATATTGCAGAGGTTACTAAAGAACAAACTAAAACTTTAGGAGAATTTTTTGCTATTGTTCCAAGAAAATTGCCAGCACAAACACTAACTGGGCCAGGAGTGGCAACATCAGCACAACAACAGAGAATTAATAAGTTAAGAACAGATAAAGGATTTCAAAAAGAGTTTAGAAAAGATATCATTGGATTAAGAAGTGCAACAGATACCAGGGCAGCAATGTCTCAATTATTTGCAAAAGCAACAGTCTTAAGAGGACAAGGGTTTTCTAGTGCAATGGTACAAACAATTATAGAAGCAATTAAACAAGAAGCAAAACGTACAGATATTTTTATTGATATTAAATCAATTGATTTTTCAAAACAATCTTTAGAAAAATTAACAAGCACTCAATCACCTTTAGTTAAAAATTTTAATAAAGCATTAAATACTGGATTAAAAGCAAGTGTAAGTCCTGCAACAGGAGAACTTGTTGAATGGAGAACGAATCAAGAAGAATTTAATGCTGCTACTAAAGCACTTGCTAATAATATAAATTCTATTGCAACAGGTGCTGCTGGAATGTTTGAAACTGGCGTTATTGGTGTTCAAAAATATAAGAATGCATTTTCTACGCTTACGTCTACATTAGAAGATGCAGGAGATAAACAAATAATTTTAAATGATATTCTAAAGAGATATGATAAACAATTAGGAACAAATACATCTAAAATAACTGAATATAAAGATCAATTACTTATATTTCAGGCAATTACTTTGGGCGTTGGAGAGCAAATAATCAGAAGTCTTGTAGCATTAAGCACTTTTGATAAAGGTGCATATACACAGGCAAAAGAAAGTGGCATGGCAAGAGTGCAGTTAGCCGATGAAATTGGAAAGAAGTTAACTGATGTAGAGAAACAAGTTGCAAAAGCAAGGGCAAAGGCCGCTGGTGGTTCTGGAGAATTAAATGCCCTTGAAAAAAGAATTAAGGCTATTAATGAAGAAACTAAAGCATATGAAAATATGATAAAACTTGGAATTGATGCATCTACTGCAAAAGAATTAGCATCAGATGGTGAAATTGCAAAATTAATGCAAACAGAAAAAGCAACGGGATCATTAATTAACAGAGTAAAAGAATATGCAAAAATTGTAAAGGCTCTTGAAGATGTACAAATAGCAACAATGGATCAGGGTGATTATGAATTATTAAGACTTGAAAAGGCACAAAAATATCTTGAACTACAAAACGAACTTATTGATGTAAGATATTCTAAAGAACTTGATAGAAATCAAAAAGAACAAAATGCAAATAGTTATGCAATTGAACAATTAAATTATCAAGCATCAATTATTGAAAAAAGATATGACAAACAAATTTCTTCCTTAGAAAAAATATTTGATCTAAATCAACAAATTTCTGAAATTGAACAAAGAAGAACAACTTTGCTTAGCGCATTGTCCTCTGGAGATGTATCAGCATCCGTTCAAGCATTACAAGAATTAAGAAGAGTAAGAGCATCACAAACTGCTCAAAATCAAATTAGTAATTTGACATTAGCAAAAGAAACACAAATTGCTGCGTTAAGAGATAAAGAAAGCGGAAAAACAAGAGAAGAATTGCAAGATAGAAATACTATTCTTGAATTAAGAGAAAAAGAAATTGATCTTATCAAACAAAAACAAAAAGACACAATCACTTATTTTAATATGACAAAACTTGAAATTGATAATGCTGTATCTCTTCTTAATCTTTCAAAGAATGCTGGAATTAATATTAACGACCCTGGATTTATAAACAATGTTTTATCAATAGCAAAAACAGAAGCATTTAACCTTAAAGAAGAATTAAAAAAGGTTGCAACAGAAGCAACCAATGCGCTAAATGCTATGGCTAAACTTAGAGAGCAAAAAGATGATACAGGGCTAACCTTTACTGACGGCAAAGGAAAGGTGGGAGATTCTGGACAGACAGGCACTGGGTCTGCCATGGGAACAGGCGGTACAACATCAGGATCCTCTTTGTTATTAGGTGGACAAAGAGTAGATATTCCAGAACAGCCATTTACAACAAAAACTGGAATAACTATTGGTGGTGCTTCAGGAGCAACGCAATATTCTCCACAAACTTCTTGGATAACTCAATATTCTAGTCAATTATCTCAAACAGCAGCCAACTATCTTAAAGATAGGTTTGGGTTTAATATGGGTGGTGTAGTTCCTAAATATTTTGCTAGTGGTGGTTATGGTAGAGGAACAGATATAATTCCAGCAATGTTAACTCCTGGGGAATATGTAGTTAGAAAAAATGCTGTAGATGTTTTAGGTTTAAATACAATGAATAAAATAAACAATGGAGAAATGCCTTCTTCAGTGTATAATTATAATCTTAACGTCAGTTTGAATGGTTCTAATATGAATCCAAACGATGTAGCAAGAGTGGTAATGCAACAAATCAAGCAGGTAGAATCACAAAGATTGAGGGGTTACTAATGGCCACTGGCTCATATATAACAGGTCGTAAAAGATACGGTAGACCACAGGGCGTTTTATGGTCAGAAAACTCTGGAACGCTCTCTGGTGGCGTTTATGTGCCAATTGGGCAGGAGATAGGTGCATCATCAACCCTAACCGCTGGCGGTATAAACCAATTTCTTATTCTTTCAGATCATAATAGGTCAGAAATTTCTTTTACTCCAACAAGAATAGAGCAAAGAGAAAGAATGATTAATGGCAATATGAGGTCATATCATATTGCAGATAAAAATACAATATCTTGGAATTGGACAAATTTACCATCAAGAGCCTATTCAAAACCAGCAAATTTTGATTCTAGTGGAGTCTCTACATTAAAATATGCTAACGATGTTGCTAACAATAACTTTGAGTTTACGGCAGATGGTGGAGCAGGTGGAGCAGAAATATTAGACTGGTACAGAAATCATCAGGGTCCTTTTTGGATGTTTCTTGCATATGACAATTATCCAAATTTTGGCAAAGATGTTTCAGGCATGAATCATTTTGCAGAATACAATGAAATAGTACAGGTTTATTTTGCTGATTTTTCATATGAAGTTGTTAAGCGTGGCGGAGGTTCAAATCCTCGACATGATTTATGGAACATATCTGTAACTTTGGAAGAGGTATAGTGTGTTTTCAGGATCAGAATTAAAGTCTCATTTTGAAACAAGCCCAACTATCAAAATAAGGTCTTTGGTTTTAGCAGAATGGAATATGAATTTTCCTGAAAATATTTTAAAGTTAGGAAACTATCGATATCGCCCAGGATCTGATGGAATATATGCAAGCGCACCTTCAGCATTTGATCCAATTGATGCTGGAAACTATTATACAAATGCTACTGATGCTGATATTACAATAAACTCTGGATATGCATATGATTCAACAGAAGCAATTATTCCACAATCATTTACGTTTCAAAAAAATAATTTAAAGTTATTATATTCTTTAGAAGACTGTATTAAGCCATTTAGACCAAGGTCGGGTATCAATAAAGCAAGTTATTTTAACGGAAGATATTTAAATCACGTAAACCAATATCTATCAACACGACCAAGATACTACATGCCATCAAGAGATGACTATTTTAAGTATTGGACTTCGTATAGAACCGAAAGCGGTATTGCAAGAGGAATTTCAAAAAATTTAAATAATGGAATATCTTTCATTGATGATACAGTTCCATTTGTTGTTTATAAAAACCCAGTTCCAGCAAATAGAATTAATATAAAAATGCAAACACATGTTGGAACAACCAATCTTGGTACATTTCAAAATGGAACAACAACATTTGCCGATCCTTTTTATGGTTCTATTAATAAAGCGGTTCCTTCAAGATTTAAGATTCAATATTTAAAAAATAATCAATGGATAACAGCAATGTCTTTTGATGAAACATCTACAAGACCAGATGGTTCACCAATAATTCCTGAAGATGGAAATTTAGAGTTGTCTTATGGTTTGGTTGTTCCAGATCAATTTGCAAATAATTTTGTTTTTGTTGGAAAGATAGCAAGTTCAAACGAATTACCAGAAAAAAATATTAATGGATATGCTTATTTAATTGTTTCAAGTTCAACTGACAAGGGCGTTCTGCATGTTTGGAATCAGTCAACTAAACAATATAATACATTTACACCACAATATAAATGGTCATTAATAGGAAATGAAATAACATCTGAGTCTCAATTCGTAACCGATTTAACAAGTCCAGAATCATTTAAAGATACAACAACTTTAGCAATTGAATATAGAGAGTTTTGTTACATCAATGGAATTAGAGTGCTTGTTGAATCTATGACAAAGTCTGGAGTAACATTTGATTTAATTGAAATGTCTCCAAGGCTAATGGTTGATTTATCTTCTAAAGTAGTTGGATATGAAATAAAAAAATCATTGTCTGATTTAGGAATTACATCATTGCCAGTAGGACAACTTTTAGCATCAACTGGATCTTTAACAATTTTTGATGATGATCAATCTTTTAATGAAAATAATAATCTAAGCATTATAAAAAATTACATAAATAAAAATATTAAGTTTTTGTTTTATGAAGGCGTTTTAGATGTAGGCAATGCAAACTACACTGTACCAATCAAAACGCTATATTCTGAAGGGTTTCCTCAAGCAGACAATACTGGTGTTACAATTACAATACAATTAAGAGATTTATTCTTTTTGTTTGAATCAATTAAAGCACCACAAATTCTGTTAACTGATGTCTCATTAAGTTATGCTGTATCAATTTTAATGGATGCGATTGGATTTACCAACTATACGTTTTATAGAATAACAGATGAAAAAGAACCTATTATTCCATATTTTTTTATTTCTCCAGATAAAAGTGTGGCTGAAATTTTAAATGAATTAGCAATATCAACACAAACTGCAATGTATTTTGATGAGTATAATAATTTTGTTGTTATGAGCAAAAATTATTTAATGCCAACATCAACACAAAGATCTAGTGATTATTCTTTAATAGGCTCAAATACACAACAAAAAACTGGCATTGTTCAAAATAAACAAATTGTTGGTAAAAACCTAGCGAACATTATTTCAGTTGCTTCACAAGATAAAAAAATATATAATGCTGGCAGAATAAATTATACAGAAAGATATGTTCAAAGATCTTATGGATCTATTCAACAGCCATATGTATTAGACAATAAAAAAAGTTGGGTTTATAAACCATCATTGCTATGGGAGGTTTCTGGTACTGAAACAACAAAAACAGTAAATGAAAAATCATCTCAACAGTCAACTTTTGTTCTTGCTGCCATGCCATTAAATTCAGATTTATCAGCCAATCTGCCTACTGTTGTAAATAATCAATTAACCAACAATGTGATAGATGTTGGAGAAAACATTTATTGGAATACAAGATATCAAGGATATTTTTACTCACACGGAGAAATTATTAGATATGATGCTGTTCAGTTTAATGTTCCAATAGTAAACATAGTTGATGGTCAAGTGGTTGAAGTTACACAAAACAATGTATGGATTAGCAGTAATCAAGAATATCAAAATTATTTTTCTAAACTATCCTTTAATGGAAAGATATATCCTACTGGATTAATTAGAATTTTTGCAACACCATACTATGAAACAGCAAATGATATTGTGAGAATGAAAAATGGACCAGTGTTTGAGCATGGAAGAGGTCAGTTTGGAACAGAGGTAACATCACATTCTGCTGGTTTACCACAACACTGGTCATCTAACGATAATGTTAGAGGTTGCAATATGCAATCACAATGGCTTTTTAATATAAATCAAACTACAGAACTTCCAGCACTATCATCAACAAATGAGGCTGCAGGAGTAAATAATGATCTTGCCACAAAGTCATTGCGAACTGGAGTAATTAAAAATTTCCTTGCAAATTATGACAATAATGAAACTAGTGTTAATGTTACACAAACAACACAATCAGGAACCATTCAATCATCTGCATTTATTATGAATGGTCCTAGTTTTAAAACTACTGAAAACCCATTAAATTTTATTTCATATGTCTATAAGCCACTAGACTCATCATATAAACATTTTGGCACAAGGATGAGGATTGTCGGTAGATTAGAGAATAATGAAACTAAAGTGCAAACACCAATAGGAAGCGTATCATATTACCAAGTTCCTGGATCTGCGAATCCAGAACAAAACATTAATATAGCAGGTGGATCTGGAGGAATTGCGGTTCTTTTAGATGAGAAAACAAATAATGGTTATTATTTTGAAATAATTGCATTAACTGAAGGAAACATAGAATCATATACAAATCAGTCAGAAAAAATTAATAATGTAATTTTTTATAAAATTAAAAAAGATGCTGCAAATAACAATGCAATTCCAGTAAAACTTTATGGAGGGCTGGCAAAGATTATTGTAGATGATGGCGCATTTGCAGGACAAGAAAGAATTTCTGGGGATGAGAATAATACAGTTTATGATCTATCAGTAGAATATGAAGATTTTAATGGCATTAGAAGATTTTATTTATATTTAAATAATAAGTTAATTGCTACAGTAGATGATGATAATCCATTGCCTATTTATCATAATTCTGCATTGTTTGTTAGAGGTTCATCAAGATGTATGTTTGAAAATATTTATGCTTTAACAAATAATTATGCAAAAAATTCATCGTTTGCAGTAGGTAAGCCATTGTCATCAGCATTTGATGTAAACGATATAAACGTAAGCAATGCTTTTTCTAGATATTCTTTAAGTGGTTTATTACAAGCAACATATCTATCTGGAATATCATCACAAAGCACACCAGACTATAAATTATATTTTGAAGAATTTGGTTCAATATTTAGAGAGTGTGCATATTTTAATATTAGATATGATAAAGCATACCCAGCATTATATGCTAGATTAGCACCAACATTAAACAAACTAAAGGGGTACACTGTTTCAGGGTTTATTGCTGGCCCTTATGGTGCAGAGTTTTTAGTATTTAATAATACAGATACAGCGTTATCTTTGGATGAATCATCAGGAAATTATTTAAAAATACAAGGCGTTACATTCACTCAAGATACTGTTAATGAATATACTGTAGATAATTATTTTAGTAAACGAGGAAATTTATCAGATCCAGAACTATCTGGAACAACAGTACTTACGTCTCCTGTAATTCAAGCAAATCAATATAATGATATTAAAATAAGCAGAATGAATTATGGAATCAATGAATTTTCTATTGCTGGAGAATATATTCAATCACAAGACCAAGCAGAAGAATTGATGGGGTGGATTATAAACAAAGTTATGACACCTAAAAAATCTATAGGAGTAGATATTTTTGCTACTCCAATATTACAATTAGGAGATATTGTTACTATTGATTACTCTGATAATTCAATTGATTTGATTGCTAAGCCTTCCGACAGATTTGTAGTTTATAATATTAATTATGCTAGAAGTTCTAATGGACCCAAAATGACGATATATTTGAGCGAGGTATAACATGGAATATTGGCAACAAGAAGACATTGCAAGCGCTGCTGCAACACCAATAGTTCCAGTGCCACCTGTGCCAGTACCACAAATACCATCATATGTTAAATTAAGGGTAAGCGATCAGGTTAAAAGTGCTACTCCAGAGATTATAATTTCTGAAGAACAAGAATTTAATGATATATTAGCAACAGATTTATTATTTGAAAATATTAGCAGTTATAAGTTATTACAAATATCCAGAACAGATAGTATTAGTGGTCAAAAATTTTATTATAATCCAATTAAAAATTTATTTTCTATCCAAGAACAATACAATCCATTAAATATTATAAAATTACAAGATACCTCCTCAGAATACTTTAAAAATTATCCAATTAAGTTTGAGGAAAAAATACCAAAAATAGGAAATGGAGACAATGGTGGAAATGTCTATATGGACACCTCTGGAAACATTGTTGTTGAAACTGTTAATTTGGCTCCAGATGAGCAAGTCGAGGTACAAATTTTTATAGGTGGTACAATATATGAGGCGGAATTACAGGATGAAACATCATGATAACTAACACAGGCAAGGCTATTATAGGCAAATATATGCTTGGTCAAGCACCAGCATACGCCTCCCATATAGCGATAGGATGTGGCAAAAAACCATTTCTTGCATCGCATACTTTAATAGTCGGTGAACAAGCAAATATACAATCTAAAGAAAATCTTGATTTTGAGATGCTTAGGGTTCCAATTTCTTCTAGAGGTTTTATTAATGATAATGGAACTAATAAATTAGTTCTTACAGCAGAGTTGCCATCAGAAGAAAGATATGAGATTACAGAAGTAGGCATATTTTCTGCTGGATCAAACAATCTTGCTGGTGCCTATGATAGTAAATTAATATTTGGTTTTACAGATACGGAAAATTGGCAGTACGACTCTGGATCTTCAATTGAAGATATAGTTAAAATTACAGAACAGTTAGATTCCACATCTAGTAATGTAATTAGTACAATAGGCTTAGAAGACATTAATACTGGAGATATAATCTCTACAGAACTTTCAATTTTTGAAACCAATGCAGATAATGGTGTATTTTTTAATGAATCTAGAATAGATAGATATGAAAGGGCAAGATTTTTTAATAATGTTATTTTAATGAGGGGTAACTCATCTTCTATATCTTTAAGCGGAGGACATTTTACAAATCTAACAGGCGACTGTATAGTTTATCCAAGTGCTACTGCATCTTTTGCACAAAATTCTCCAATTGATCAAATTAGACTAGCGTTTTCATTAATATCAAAAACATCAAGCGCTGATGTTCCAGATTCTGTTAATATATTAGTTAATTTTACAAATGCAGATGGATCTGAGTATGCAAGGTTTGAAGCAGTCGTTACAGATGGTAGTACATATCAAATGGACCCCGCTGATAGCACGTCAGATATAGATGTAGACTTTGCAACAAACCGATATTATGTTGTTAGCAAATCAATTGATCAACTATACAAAAGTTCGGGATTTAATTGGGATCTCGTAACCCAGGTTCAGATTTATAGCAATGTAATAGATAGTGCAACACCATCTGCAAATTATTATGTTGCATTAGATGCATTACGATTAGAAAATATTTCTTCAGTAAACCCTTTATATGGTTTAACTGGATATTCTATAGTACAAAATACTGATGCTACTACAGTAATTAAAAGTCAAAATACAAATAATTACATAGAGTTTAGATTTATTATTGAGGCATCCTAATGGCTGATAAAAATATTAAAAAAACAATAATTTCTCAATCACAGTTACCATCAATTGATAGAAATTTACAAGGTTATTCTGTTAGGTATAGAGTTATTTCTGAAGATAAAAATAGGACATCTCATTGGTCTCCAATTAGTTTAATACAACCAGAATATAATTTTGTTACGGGTCAAAGTAGTATTCATAAAGCAAATGCAAATCTTGTTATAGTTGCTTGGGATCCAGTAACCATTAATCGAATTATTAATGGAACAACATATTTTATTAAAAAGGCTGCAGAATATGATGTTTGGATAAGATGGGGAAAAAATAATGATGGTGATTGGATTTATGATGGCAGAGCGCAGTCTAGCAGTGTAAATTTGGTCATTCCAACAACATATTATATAAATGATGTAGATCAAGAACAGGCCCCTAATAGACTTACAGTAGAAGTATATTTAAAGGGTGAGCCTATCTCAAGAAGTTTGGAATATTTAAAAGTTTATACATCAGGCCCACATACTATTTGATGATATAATATAATGGAGGAATTATGTCTATAATACCATTTCCACAAGTAGGCCAGCCACTTGATATATCTTATATATATCAGATAGTAACTGCCGTCAATGATCTTGCAACAAAGGTCTCTTCTTCAACTGGTAATTATGCAACAATTAATAATGAAACAGCAAAAACATCAAATCTTAAAGTAATAGCACAAACCAAAGAAGTTACAACAGGTAATGCAAGTGTTAATGCTGGATCTGAACAAACTTTTAATATTTCATTTTCATCAGCATTTAAATATGTTCCAGTTGTTACTGCAACTCCAGTAAATATAGGTGGCACACCATCAGGAAAAGAAGTTTCGGTTGTTCTAACAAGCATAACTACTTCTGGTGTTTCTGGAATAGTTAAATTTAATGCATCAGGCGTTTTATCCGTTAACGTTAATATTATTGCGGTTGGAATTCCTAATTGATGCGATGTGTAAAATGTAATGGAAAAATTTTCATTGATAGGCAATATAGCACAAAAGAGCACCTTGAGGTATACTGTATTATATGCGGAAAGAGAAAGTTTTATCATCCACCAGACAGCACACAAGAAGGAACATGGCTAATAAAAAGGGAAGTATTGAGAGCGAAAATTACAATGAGTCCCCTATAATTTCAGGGAATAAAAAAGTCTGGTTTCTTAATGGTGATCTTGTTAGAGTAAAACATAGCAGTAGATCAAATGGAACTGTAGCATTATATAATATTAATAAAGATAGAGTCGAGATTTGTTTTACTCATGAGTTTAAACGAAAAAGAGAAAAGGCTTACACAATAGGTGAAACTGCTATATTAATTAATAGACATAAAAAATATATTCCTAGTTTAATAAAACGTGGAGTAATTCCACCTCCAGTTGGAAGCACAGTGGGGGGAGAAAGAAAATTTCAACGAAGAGCATATTATTCAGAAAGCCACATAAAGGAAATAAGGGACATTTTATCTTCAATTCATATAGGTCAACCAAGAAAAGATGGTTTAATAACAAACAATAAAACTCCAACTAAACAAGAGTTGACTCGCAGGATGGGCAATGGTATACTTACTTATACGAAAACTGAAGATGGTAGATATATTCCAATTTGGACAGAAAGTATTAACTAGACCCTTGGAGGGTAGATGGAAAAGAACGAAGAGACCAAAGTATCAGTTACTTTGGGATATACATTAAACCTTGGTAATTTTCAATCACTAAGACTAGATCTTGGTGTTGTAGATTCAAAGCGTGATGGTGAAACAACAAATGATGCCATGGAACGTGTCTATGGTTTTGTCGAGGCTAAATTGACCGAAAAGATCAATGAGGCTAAAGCAGAAATTGCAGAGTAATGGCAGAACGCAAAGACCGAATGGCTTTGCTTAGT